TCCGTCCGGTTGTATGTCTAATCTAAAAGTTCCTAATTTCCAACTTTGACTAGCTGCTGTGTTTTCTATTTTTAATGCAACTGCTCGTGCTCTTGCACGTGTATCTACTTTTTGTGTGCTCGATGTGACATCAAAAGGACCAAGAGCTGAACTTGCTTGAGAGTCGTTTGGAAAATTTCTTAATTCTAAAGTTACTCTAGTTGCTCCTGTTTGTGATATAAAATCTGGAACAAATCTTCTTATTTTCATTATAAACTCTCCGTCCCCTCTAAGATCTGCAGCTCCAGTGGTTTGACCTAAAGCAGTTGTTCTTTGACTTATATCATAATCTCCAGAAGATATATTTGCTGTTATCGCAGTTATTGTTCCGTTTCTGTTTTGGTCAACTCCTGTTTCGTGTTCATAGTAACTTGTTCTACCCTCTGTGTTTCCAACAACATCAAAAGATGTATCAGTAGATGCATCGTACTCTAAAGCATGTGGTAAACCAAACACGGCAGAATCTCTCCACATGGTTCTTGCTAAACTACCAACTGTCCACACGGGTCGTCTTGCAGATGAATCAAAATAATTGTAAGCTACCATTCTATTTACAACTGAAGAATTAGATTCTGGATAAAACCACATAACCTCACCAAACAAATTATTTAATCCTGCTGACACCATTTGATTACCAGATTCTAAATTTATATTATTATAAACAAAATCCTCTACTAAACATGGTAATGATTCTAATTTACCAGCGTATCTAAAGAAACCATTCTCTGACATCCAGTATGCAGCACCATCAACTTCAACACATGCATTTTGTCCAACAAGTCC